TTTTTTTTTTACTTCTTTTAAAGTAGTCTCTGGAGAGCACAACAATCTCGTAAGATTATTCAGTGTCGTTTCAGCGAAACCAGGAAGGGAGCAAGAGAAAAAGTAACTTGCCCTCTATGATTTCTTCGATGACTTATTTCCGATTTTAGACGATGAGAGTGCCTTCTTCGGGCGGTTCTCGACCTGTCCTCCTACCGTCTTAGGGACCTTCTTCTTGGGTGCGGGCTTACCGCGAAAGGTTTTGTAGGCATCGGCAACATTTCCGATCAGCGCTGCTGGGGCTCCTATCCCGGGAACCATCGACAGCGCATGACCCATTGGTGCCGCTACGTCCGCTACCTTATCCAAGACGTCGGAAAACCACTCTCCTAGTGGATTTTCGCCCTGCTTCACTCCTACAGGCAACTTATTCATCGCAAGGCCGTACAGCTCTAGAGCTCGCGGATCGAATGGTGATGATGGACGAGCCAACACCACCAAATCGTTCTCATACGGAGTTGGGAACCTTTCGATGAACCACTTCACATTGATCTGCAAAGTAGTTTGTGGAGAAAGGCCTGTGAAGTAGGCCCCCCCTATGTTGAAGGGGGAGATGTGAGTGCCGCTAGCAAGAATTGGCTGAACATTGCCCGCCGCGCCGGCTTTCGCCGGCCCGATGACATCCGTAGCCGCGACTTCATAGACACTGGGCGCTAGCCCTAGTGCTGTGTAGCCGTTCCGTTGCGTATCGGCATTGATAACCATAGCAGTGCAGGGTAGCTGAGTCTTTGCCGGGTTCAGGGTGGTGTTCATCTGAAGAGGAACATACACCCCGGCCTCTGCTTCCCACATGGCTGTGCCTGCAAGCTTGGTCGTTGCCGCGAGGTTCTTTGGAGGCGTTGGCGTGAGCCACGTGTCCACATGCCCAAGTGCTTGGGCATAAAGGGCAGCCGCCATCGGATCCTCGGGACCTTTCCCTGAAACTTTGTCATGAACAGGACAAGTTTCTAGTTCAAGGCTTTTTCTTCTCTTTTCACGCACTTCCGCGCACAACTTGCCATCCTCGACACCACACTTACATCCTTCCTTCATTTCTTCAGGGGATAGTGTGGAACTGGTGTGCATGTAAAGCGCGGCGTGCGTGTCTTGAGGTGTTGGTGTTGGTTGTTGATAGACCGCAACCTGACCTTGTTTGTAGAGGGGCGCTGTCGTATTGACAACCTCGAAGCCACACCCGATTACACGAGCGCAACCATCGAGGTACCCATCTTCAAGACTCAGTGTGCAGTCCGTCGTGACCGACGACGCCGCAGTGTCGCCATAAGTGTCTCCACCGCTTGCCACGCTGTAGGCCGTTACGCCACCCACCGGAAACAAGTTCATCCCACTACGAGGATAAACCCAGCCCCCAGGTGAGTAGTTAGTATTGGCTGCCAGCCCGGCCATAGCCTGTGTAGGCATTATCTGCTTGGGCAGTGGCCACATAACCACATGGCAATCCCAATTCGCCGCTGCAAGCCCCGCAGGGCACTTGATCGCTTGTGAATAAGGGACACACTGAATGACGGACTTCCCGAGATTCGTGTCGGGCATCCCAGACAGCTCGATGGCATTGTCGTGGAACGGATCCATCACAGTGGTTAACCATGCTTTGGAGTCCCTCTCGATCACCTTTTCTTGAACTAGGTTCTCGAGAGAGGTTTTTCTTGTTGAGCGTTTCATTATCAGTTCTCGAGTCTTTGAGAGCTTGTCTTTTTCTTTTTCGTCGAGTTCTGGATGAAGCGTCCGTGTTGGAAGCCTGCAATGTAGCACAACGTTTGAAGTTTTTCTTGGGCCCTCTTCGCCGCGGCTCCCCGCCGTGAAGGCAACCCTCAGATCACCTTTAGTAATCATGGGAGCGCCTACCCAGCGCCCTTTTTCCTTCAACCAGTGTGCATAATCCACCACCAGGTCTGCTCCCACCTCGTCAAAAGCCAAATTATGAGCAAGTCCCACAACTCGAGACGTACGCTCCGTGTCCGATAATCGTCCTCCGACGTATACCAGCGCGAAGATCATACGCTCTACATTGTACTTTGGGACCCATTTACCTTTGAAGACGGTATTAGAGCAACCTAGGAAATGAATATTTCGCGGGTCGTCTGAGATTTCATATTCCTTCACCCCCATCCCGAACATAGCATAGGTTTCTGCCAAATCCTTCTCCTGAACGTATTCCGGATAGTCTGTGGCTCCTTGCATGTCATCGGAGTAAATGTAGTTCACCATCACGCGCATCATGTGTTTATGTGTGGGTTCAATACCCATCTTACGACACATGCGAACGTAATGGAAACAAAGAATGAAGATGTGACCCACCGTATTATTGGTGGATGTTCTCAGCTTTCCCGATTTTTGTGCTAGGCTTGTGGCGATGACTTCGCCATTGGGCAAGATTTCGTATGAGAAGCCTCCCTCGTCTCGCAACCAGCGTATGTCCTCTAGGTGTTCTGCCGTGAGGTCCTCTACAAACCAGTTGAGACGAACATTGTCGACCTCCCAATCGAGTTCAGGCCCATACCCCTTGTCCCAGAACTTCACATCCCATTTGTAAAACTGACGTTTCACGCCTGGTTTGTGATGTTTCCAGCGCAATTCTGAAACCATTGACGACCAACCGCCTTTCTCTTTCACGAAACCCAGGGCGGACCAAGTCCGGCGATTAAACCGGAGCAAAGCCTCATCCTGAGCCTCGAAATAGCGTTTTTCAAGCAGAAGGTAATCGAGTGGGGGGTTACGGAAAATTCGGATTTTTAGATCTTCGATCTTCTCCATATCCAGATATTCTGTTTTTGGATTCGCTGTCCAAATCGGCATGGGACGATCCCGATTGCCGAGTTGGGTATACCAGCGAAGGTACGGATCATGTAGTTTGATAGTCTCGCCTTTCTTCGCCCCAAAGGGAAACCCACTGGAAGTAGTCTTGTCAAGCACAATACACTCCGTAGAGCGTATAGGGAAACCCTCGGCCTCATACCACGCAAAGTGCTCCCGAAGGAGCCCCCGGGTGGTTTCTAAGTCTGGGTGACCTCTGGGGAAGACCTCTTGTCGATCTCCCTCGTGCAAGGCTTTATAGACATTCCTGGGTGTAGGCATGACAATACCAAAGTTCATTTCTGGCATCCGACCTTTGAAATATTGCGCACCTAGCGGATCAATATGGACAATGGACTCACTCTGTCCGAGTTCATTACCCTTGGCCATATAACAGACACGCTGGTGCACTTCCCAATCGCCGAGAGACTGGGTTGGAGTCTCCCGGCGAAATGGAAAGAGCGCTCTTAATGGGTGGCACTCGACCCAGTCGTCCCAAAATCCACAATCATCTGCGATGTGACCGCGATGAATGCGTTCCGGGGCGCTGAGACGTCGTTGCCGGCCTCATGCCAGCCAACGAGTTGGCCCTGCCGATTGATTACGGCTGCTCCACTGAGCGTCGGTTTCGTTGTCGCCGTGTGGCACAGTGCACCCTCAATCGCGAGGTATGGAGACTGTAGTTCTTCCACATGGCCGACGGACTCATGCCAGGTTGGGGGCTCTGAATCGCAATCCCAACCAACAACCCACACCTCCTCCCCTATTTTTGGGGTCGCCATTTTATACGACGCACCCGAACCCGGGGGTTTTGGTGAGGTGGCAAGGTCCAATTTATTGTACTGCTTCATCTGCACGAGAGCATGCGCTCCCTCGGAATTCTCCAAATCAACAGCGATCCCTGGATCATGGGCGTGCTGACAGGTTACCGCTCGAGAGCCACAGTACACGACATTGGCATTCTTGAACCATTTATCATCTGGTCCTTTCTTGCTCAACACCGCGTGCTTGCTCCTCGCGACAGACTTCGGCAGAACAGGGCTTCCAGGCACCAGCGATTCCTTTCGGGCATGCTGATACTTGCAAGTATCCTTCTTTCCTGTTGAGGGGTGGAAGAACACCCCCGTGCACCCCTTGCGAGGGCACGGAGCGGAAAAATCCACCTCCTTTTCCTTGCCTTTCATCGACTTCTTAATTGCGGGGGCAGGCTCCTTAACCTCCTTCTTCTTTTTAGGAGGAGGGGGGGCTTCCCTCACTTTCGCAAGTGATTGTTTGGCCTCATCCAACTGACCAAAAACGCTCGGGCCTGGAATCCAGACTGAGGGTTCTTTGGTCTTGGAATGAGATTCGAAGCGGGCTCGACCAGCGACACGCGCACGAGTATCCCAATCCTGATTAACATCTTCAATGTAATAATCGGACTGGTCGTGGTCAGACCACCAGGACTTCCAGGCAGCTTTCGATGCCCGGTCGTCCAACTCAGCAGCGTCCCCCCAGTCTTGGGGGTCCCCTTCGTCATGAAGAATCTTGGCATAGGCCTCAGCCTTTCGTTTTTGCCATTCTTCATATTCTTCCGGTGTGAGCTTACGGCGCAACTTCAATTTCCGCTCACGGCGTCCAGACTTCTTGTATTGGTTCTGATGTCTTTTCCTAGGGAGATAATCCCCGGCCTCAGGTTCTACAAGTTGCTTGAACAATTCCGCGAACTGATCTTGCTGTCTCGCAATAAGGTCGTTTTGTGCATCAAGATATTTTTTAAATTCCTCAGAATTCATGTCAATCTTGTGCACAGTTGAAACGGTGTCACAGGGCATCTTTCCCCCGCGTTTGTTTTGCCAAACGTCGGTCGTAACCAACGCCTCGCCAACAGTCTCGGGTTCGATTGGCTCCGTTTCCGAATCAACAGTTTTCGATTCATGTCGGTGATGTTTAGGCTTCTTTCGGGCCATAAACTTCACCTTTTTCTTCTTGTCAAGTTTGTCATCGGACCACTCTTTCGTGTACAGGTAATAGGCACCATATGCCAACCCCATGAA